GTTTTTTCTGCTAGTTGACGACCAAATTTGGTATCATTGATTGACTTACCTGTGATGCGTGAAAGAATAACTGCTTTTTCTTTGTCAGCATATGAAATTTCAACTTGCTTAGCATCTTGAAAGTTCATTTTTGATTTTTGGATTGCATCCATTTCAGCTGATTTTTCAGCCAATGCTGCGTGTAGTCCGTCTAGAACTGATTTGGTTGTAGCAGCTTGATCAGCAAAACGCTTCTCAACTTCAGCCATCAACTTCTCAGCACCGGTCTCACCAGCTTGAATAACTGCGGCTTTAGCTACTTCAGCTTCAGCATCAGCTTTTTGTTGTGCGACAAGTGCTTTAGTAGCTTCTTGTGCTGCAGATTTAGCGGCATCAGCCACCAACTTATTAATTTCGTCTTGGGTCATTTCGACATCCTTTTGTGATTTGCTGTTTACTTCTGTAGAGGTTTCTAGCCCTTTAGCTGCGACACTCTCAACTATAAACTGCGATTTAAAATTTTTGTACTCATCAGCATTATCAAATGCTTTAGACAAACTAAAAACAGTTTCCTGATTGCAAGGAACTGAAACAACTGAAATCTCAATTAATTCAAGTTCTTTAATAAGAAATACTTCTGCTGCTGCATTATATTCAGCGTCCATCACTCTGAATCCAACACTAAAAGCGGTTACTACTCCGTCTTTTACTAAACTAAAAATCTCAGCTGCTGCTGAAATTCTTGCTTTAATCCATAACCCTTTGGCATCCACTTTATGTTCTACCATTCTGCCGATAGGATCATCGTGGTCATGGTAAGCTAATAAAACTGGATTCTTTAGGTAATTTGTCATGCCGGCTTCCCACACTGATGCAGGAATAACATCGTTTGATCTATCTTCATCTTGGGTACTTGCGTAACCTTCAATGTAAATTGAATCTACTTGATCACTGGCTTTTGGAAGTTCTTTAGTAAAAGTACTATTAATAAATAATACTTTATTTTTCATGTTACTCCTCAATATAAACCCTAAACATTCGAATCTGTTTGTTTAGGGGCACCACCTTGTGCAGGGTTGGCTGCAGAGCCTGCAATATTAGCGGGTATTCTTAAATCATCATGTCCTGGCTTAGATTCGTATCTTAACTCTTTTCTAGCCTCATTTGCAGAAATAATTCCGCCATTAACTAGTGTTGAGTTATACGCTGCTACATCTTTTAATTCTGGCTGTAAAGCTGATACATTAGAAGTAATAGCCTCAATATCGTATCCAAAGTATCTCTCCATTGCTGAAGTATATTTTCTGATAATTGGCATAATGGTTTCAAGATAGAATAGTCGCATATTAGGAGAGATATTGGCATTATTACCACCATCTAATAATATACTTGGCACACCTAGTGCCTTTAATATTTTAACGTCGTGTGACTTGATTGAGTTATCAAAGTCCATATCTTGAAAGCTTGTGTTTAACAAATTAGAAGGTTTTAAACCTGAGTCTAAGATCATTGGGCGTTTAGCACCATTTTTAGGGCTATAACCTCTAATCCAGTTCTGAATTGTTTTGTCTTTGGCTACTTGTGATAGTGTATTATCTGAAGTCAACACAATACCTGGGATAGCCCCGTTATCAAAGAAGTTTTCTTGAAATGTCTGCATTTTATATAAGATCTCAATGGATCTATTAGCTGACATTAAACGGCTAGTGCCTCTGTAGATTGAGGTACTGCAGGTATCTCTGATATGAATAATTTCTGTAGGCTTGAACTCCTGCATGTTGTTGTACTTATATGCTTTAACAAATGTTTTTTCATCTGGTAAAACTTGTACATTAGCAGCAGGTAAGTGGTACATAAATGCACCATCAAAGTATATAAAGATATTACCTTCTAAGATAAAGTCAGTATAAATACTGGCTCTGAAATCTTGTGCACTTTGATAAGGGTTTGGTCTAAAATTTAGTAGGTTAGTTAATGTTTTTTGACGCATGCCCCCGCTTACGCTAGAGCTAATACTGTCTTTTACATCAAAGTCTAAGCTGCTGCAACCGTTTACAATCATTGATGTACCGCGGTTTACAGACTCTAATTTTTTAAAGCTAAGACGGTAGTTTACTGCGGCATCTGAGCCAACAATAATACCCTCTTGTCTTAATATAATCTCTTGCGCTGGATTTAGTTTTTCTCTGATCCAGCCGTTAATATTGTTGTACCAACTCATTTGATTCCTTAAGTAAATTTACTAAAGAAGGAGCCGATAACTGCCGAACTTTTACGAGGTTCAACACCTGATTGCTTATCTCGCTGAATATCAACCCAACGCTCTTGACGTGCAGTTGAGTTTAGTGGAGGAGCTTTTCCAAATACCTGATGTAAGGCAACGTGGTGTTTATTGCACAGAGTTCTAACCTGATCATAAAGCTCAGAATTATGCTCTTGAATAAACTCGTCTCTTACTAAAAGTATACCATCATCTGTAGAAATATCGTAATGTTTTGCAGTGGCCCACATTTCTAGCAATATGGTTATTGAGTTAAAGTGATGCAATTCTAGGTCAACGCTGGTGCCACAAATATAGCAGCAGTCTTTTTTATCGTAAGCGGCTTTAGCTCTATCTCTAACCCATTTAACAGGTATACGTTTATTACCAGTATTCTTTGCCATCGAAGATTTTGTTGACTTATTATTTTAATGTTACTATTTTATCACTTTGGGTAGTGAAAGTCAATGTATAAATTTTTCTTCCTAATTCAACAATGAAAAATTTTTATTTGTGTGATATAGTTTACTATGATATAATAGTTGATTAAATAGGAGAAATTGTGACTTCAGGCGTATATGAAATGAATTTTCGTGATAAAGCGTTTTACATTGGTCAAAGTGTAAACTGCGAACAACGCTGGCAGCAGCACATTGAGAAGATGCAGCAAGGTAAAGCTAGTAAACTTATGCAAACTGCATACAATCAGGCTGGCATGCCACAGTTTAGGGTCATTATTAAGTGTAATAAAGACTACTTAGATGTACTAGAAACTTACTTTATTCATCATCAACTACAGTTTCAAAACTGTATAAACACAGCAGTTCCTGCGCTAGATAAAACTATTGACTATGAGTGGCTTTTAAGTAACCCTGACTTACTACATCATCCAGCAACTCACGTACTTAAGGTTGCTGTTGAAAACGCAGGTGAGCTAAAGCAACTGCGAGATCAGTATAATGAAGATTATATGAAGATTAAGTTAAAACAAGAACGAGATGAAAACGCACATTTAGTTCCAATCTACCACGAACAATTACACCGAGCGCACTTAAAAATCGCAGAGCTTAAAAATCGTTCGTGGTTTCAAAGATTGTTTAACCAATAGTATAGCTGTATAGTGCATATCTTAGTGCATCGGCCATGTGAGAAGCCATACCATGCTCAGGTCGTTCAGACTTAACCTGATCTCGTTGATCCCATCTATACTGGTCAAACATGTATAATGCGTGCTCACAGTGCGGTGATACTTTTATACGATTTTGATCAGCTAGGGTCTGTACTAAGGCGATACCGTCTAGTACAGACTTTTTTGCTTTAATGGTGGCAATATCATATGTATATGCTAAGTCTGCGGCCATTTGTGCTGCTGCAGAGTCGATAAAGATGGTTTCAATACCCCAACGTGCAATTAACTCCTGCAATACATCTACGTGCTGCTGAGTAGTAGCTTGATTCTCCTGATACTCATCTACAATATGATAAGTTTCATCTATTGGCGAATATACAACCACACAAAACGCGGTAGGGTCTTTGTATCCTGGGTCCAACCCTGCAATAACCTCATCGCCGTCTCTTAATTCATAGTCACAAATCATAGTTTGACGATCAAGTGCAAAAATCTGACCCTCAAATACTGAGAATGAAGCCATGTACTCTTGCTCAAACTCTGCTTTAGACATTACCGATCTAGCCTCTTGTACATCCTTTTCACTCATCCTGGGATTTTCACTATAGTCAGCTGTAATCGAAGCCCATTGTGGAAATAAGTCTGAAAATCCTCTATCAAAAAATCTAGAAAACCAGTTCTGCTTACCACGAGGTGTGGAAATAAAGATTGCTTTCGAACCAGGCTTGTCTAAGGTAGGACGCAGTGCGATATTAAACGCTTCCTCACCGCCATCGCCAAGTGCAGCTTCATCGAAAATAATTAAGTCATACGATCTACCAACGCTAGAGTCAATAGTTGAAAGTGAGCCTAATCTAATAGTTGAACCATTCTTTAACTCCAGCACTCTGTCTTTTACATTATCACGCTCAACTTCTAGGTCAAAGCTGCGAATAAGCATACGTTGTAGTTCAAACGAGATGCTGGAAAGTGTATAGTTTGGTGAGATGATCAAAATATTACAGCCTGGTACCAGCATTACCAGTTGACCGATTACATTAGCAATGTATGTTTTGCCTAATCTACGCGCAAGTGCAGCGCAAATAAACCTATAATCGGGATTATTAACTGCATTGATCAATGCTACCTGCGCGCGATTGATTTGATCCCAAGCTGTACCCATTTTATGTGAGACGGGATCAATCGCTGGTAATAATTTAAGGTAGTTAACTATAGGCAACTTGATAAATCTGGTTTCAACTGGAAAATCTGTGATCATCTCCGAGTCAATATCTGGTCTAGAAATAGTCAACATTATTGTGCGTCCAGTGTAAC